CAACGGAAATTTTTGGAGTATACTCTGAAAATAAGACTACAATAAAAAGGAGCAAATAAACATGAACCAAGTAGCAAATAAAAAAGAAGGAGCATTAGCGACTGTAAACTTTGAAGCTGATGCAAATCAAGGTGCTCAAAACATATCGCAAGAAGATCTTGCGTTACCTTTCTTAAAAGTTTTGGGACAGCTATCTCCAGAGGTAAACAAAAGAGATGCTAAATATGTCGAGGGCGCAGAACCTGGCAAAATCATAAACACTGTTACCAATGAGTTGTTTGATGAGATACAAATTGTGCCTTGTCATTACAAAAGACAATACATTGAGTGGCAGGATAGAGGTACCAGCACTGGTGCACCTGTTGCAATCCACGAAGCGGATAGTGATATCATTAGTCAAACCACAAGAGGTAAAGACTACAAAGATAGATTACCAAACGGTAACTATTTAGATAACACTGCACAACACTTTGTGTTAGCTGTAGGTAAAACACCACAAACAGCTTTGATTTCCATGAAAGGCACACAATTAAAAGTGAGCAGAAAATGGAACTCAATGATGATGGGTATCAAAATGCAGGGTAAAAATGGAATGTTTACTCCGCCAACATACAGCCACATTTACAATCTAAAGACTGTACAGATGTCAAACGACAAAGGTACATGGTTTGGATGGGACGTAACAAAAGTTGGTCCAGTCTCAGATAAAAATATCTATGACATGGCAAAGAACTTTGCGATTAGCGTAGGTAAAGGTGAGGTTGAGGCGAAGCATGGTAACGGAGAAGCAGACTCCAAACAACCATACTAACCGTATCCTAGGTAGTGGGCAGTCACGCGAGAGTAGGCTGCCCACATTGCATTTTTTATGATAGAAAAATTTAAACAAATATTTTCAGGATTAGATCGTGCTCACGGTGTCACTATTGTAGAAGATACAAATGGTAATGGCACAAAAATAAAAGGTAAATCATTTGTAAAACGTCAACCTGTAACAGATAATCTTTGGCAAAAACATTTAAACGGTGAAGAAAATTTAGGTATCATACCTATTAATGATAATAATCAATGCAGATGGGGTTGTATAGACATAGATTCTTATGCAGGTTTTGATCACAAAAAATTAATAAATAAAATAACAAATATGAAACTACCATTGATTGTGTGTAGATCAAAATCAGGTGGTGCACATGTATTTTTATTTACATCAGATTATGTATCTGCAAAATTAATGAGAGATAAGTTGATGGAGATAAAAGCTGTATTAGGATATGGCGGGTCAGAAGTTTTTCCAAAACAAATAGAATTAAAATCGAAAGATGATACAGGAAATTTTTTAAACTTACCATATTTTAATTGTAAAAATTCTGTTCGACATGCATTTAAAAAAAATGGTGAAGCTGCTACACTAGATGATTTTTTTAATTTATATACAGGAAACTATTTGGATCCTGACATGTTACAGGAACTAGAAATAGAAAGACCTAAATCAGAATATAGTGATGGACCACCTTGTATTGAAACATTAGCTATGAATAAGATAGGCGAGGGTGGTAGAAACAATGCATTGTTTCATTATGGTGTATACGCAAAACAAAAATGGCCAGCAGAATGGAAATCAAAACTAATTTTATTTAATGCAACTGCAATGGAAAGACCATTGTCAGATTCAGAAGTACAAATAGTCGTCACACAACATGATAAAAAAGAATGGGGTTATAAATGTAAAGACGAACCTATGTGTAGTATGTGTGATAAAACATTATGTCGAACTAGAAAATATGGTATCGGCCAGGAGATATTGTTTCCTGGGCTAACCGACCTTCAGGGTATTGACCTGGAGGACCCTTACTACTATCTCAACGTAGACGGAGAAAGATTATACTTAGAGAATGTAAAATACTTGAGACAGCAAAGTTTATTTCAGGAGGCGTGTATGAAACAATTAAGAAATAGACCCATAACTTTAAAAGAAAAAGATTGGGTGCAGATTACAAATATATTATTACAGAACGCAGAAGTTACAGAACCTGCAGAGGGATTACGAACAGAGGATCAATTACAAAATCATTTAGAAGAGTTTTGTTTAAACAGACAAGTATCGACAGATAAAAACGATTTAAAAAAAGGTGGTGTGTGGACGTCAGAGGGTTGCCATCATTTCGTATTTGATAGATTCTATCATCAGTTTTTAATGCGTAGAAGATGGGATCTTGGTTATTCAAGAACAGCACAACTATTAAAAGAAAAATGTGACTGTGAAAACAAAAGAATTGGTAAAGAAAAGTTATCTGTATTCGTAGTCAAAGAGTTTGACAAAAAGACAGATGAGTATAAACAAAAGAAGTTGAAAGAGGAAGATCCATATTAATGAAAACAATAGTATTAGGACCACCAGGCACAGGAAAGACAACTACATTGTTAAACAAAGTAGATGATTATTTAAAAGAAACAGATCCTGATAAAGTTGGATACTTTGCTTTCACACAGAAAGCTGCATACGAAGCAAGAGATAGAGCCATAAAAAAATTTAATCTTACAGAGGATGACCTACCATATTTTAGAACATTACATTCATTAGCGTTTAGAAGACTTGGTGTAAAAAAAGAGGACGTTATGCAAAGAAGACATTATGTTGATCTTGGAAACAAACTAGGTTTTCCTGTGAACTATGCTAAATTTGAGGATGATCACAATGGTATCTTTACATCTGATAGTGAGTACCTACGAGTAATAAATCTTGCAAAGTTACGAAATATTACACCAGAACAACAGTTTGATTTAGCAGAACACAACAGTGATCTTGAAAGAGATAAGCTAACTATTATTGCAAACGAGATAGAACGATATAAAAAAGAATACAATCTAATAGATTTTAACGACATGATACTACACTTTATCAAGTCAGATAAGTCACCAAAGTTTGATGTAGTATTTATAGATGAAGCACAGGACCTATCTCTCATGCAGTGGGATATGGCAAAAAGTATTTGGAATAAAACAACAGACTCTTTTATTGCAGGTGATGATGATCAAGCAATATTTAGATGGGCAGGGGCAGACGTGGATTCTTTTATTGCACAAAAAGGTTTGATGATGCCACTCACACAATCACATAGAATACCAGCCATGGTGCACGATGTTGCTATGAATGTAATTAACAAAGTTAGAAACAGAATAGATAAATCTTGGAAACCAAAAGTACACGCAGGTGCATTGTCTCGATACGATGACTTTGAACAGATAGATATGACATCTGGTGAATGGCTGGTTATGGCTAGAACTAAATACATGTTAAACGAATTAGAGGACACACTATATAGAAATGGTTTGTATTACAGAAATAAATTTAAAAAAACAAAGGAACAAGAATTACATTATGCAGCACAAGATTGGGAAAATTTACGTAAGGGCCAACCTATGATGTATAAACAAGTAGAAAGAATATATGGATACATGAAAGATAATACAGATAGATCTAAATTAAAAGGTATGTTGAAAGATGCATCTTACGATATTGCTACACTAAAAAAAGATTATGGTTTAAAACTAGATAATAATGCTGTTTGGTATGAGGCATTTGATGATGCACCAAAAAGAGATGTGAACTATTTAAGAAAGATGAGAAAGAATGGAGAAAAACTAAACGAGGAGCCACGAATAACTTTGTCAACCATACATGGTGCAAAAGGTGGTGAATCACAGAATGTTGTGTTGTTAACTGATTTGAGCGAGAACACAATGAAAGCATACGAAAAAAACCCAGATGATGAGAATAGATTGTTCTATGTTGGCGCAACACGAACCAAGGAACATCTACATATCATATCACCAAAACAAGAATACAAAGGATACAGCATATGACAAATAAAGATATATTTAAGGGGAGCACATACAGCTCGTTAGAAGAGCAGGTAGGTGGCAAACACTACCGTAATATGAAAATACAACCAGCAGAGTTTATAAATGAAAACAAACTTTTGTTCGCAGAGGGGAATGCCATAAAATATATTTGCAGGCATTCTGTAAAAGGCAAAGAACAAGATATAAGAAAAGCAATACATTATTTAGAAATGATATTAGAGAGAGACTACTCATGATACAGAAACCTATGTTCAGCCCACAAACAGAGTGGCTACCACCAGATTCTTTTCCTGACCTATCTAAATATGATGAGATAGCAATAGACTTAGAAACAAAAGATCCTGAACTAAAAACTATGGGATCTGGCTCTGTTACAGGCAGAGGCAGAATAGTAGGTATTGCTCTAGCTGTAGACAACTGGTCTGGGTATTATCCTATCGCACATGAAGGTGGTGGTAATATGGATGAAAAAATGGTGATGAATTACTTTAGAACCATTCTAAATTTGCCATCTAGAAAAATATTTCACAATGCTATGTATGACGTATGTTTTATTAGAGCTGCGGGACTAGAAATACATGGAGAGATAGTAGATACCATGATTGCTGGCTCTCTCGTAGACGAGAATCGCTTTCGTTATGATTTAGGCAGTATGGGTCGTGATTACCTTGGAAAGGGCAAAAACGAGGCTGTATTGAATGAAACAGCAGCAATCTGGGGTGTAGATCCAAAGTCTGAGATGTACAAACTACCTGCGATGTATGTAGGCGAGTATGCAGAACGAGATGCCGAGATGACTTTAGAATTATGGCAAGAGATGAAAAAAGAGATCTATGCGCAAGACATCGAAGACATATTTAAATTAGAGACCGAACTCTTTCCATGCCTCGTCGATATGCGATTTTTAGGAGTGCGAGTAGACGTTGAAGCAGCGAGTCAATTAAAACACAAACTACTAACAGAAGAAAAAGAATGCTTGCAAAAAGTAAAAACAGAAACAGGAGTAGATACCCAAATATGGGCTGCGAGATCGATAGCGCAAGTTTTTCAAAAACTGAACCTACCTTTTGACCGAACTGAAAAAACAAATGCTCCATCTTTTACCAAAAATTTTTTACAAAACCATCAACATCCGATGGTTAAATTAATTGCTAGAGCTCGTGAAATAAATAAAGCTCATACTACATTTATTGATACCATATTAAAACATGAACATAAAGGACGAATACATGCTGAGATAAACCAACTTAGATCAGATACTGGCGGCACAGTTACCGGTAGGTTTAGTTACAGTAACCCTAACCTACAACAGATACCTGCACGAAACAAAGAACTTGGACCACTGATCAGGTCATTGTTTATACCAGAAGAAGGGTGTAAGTGGGGTGTATTTGATTACTCACAACAAGAACCAAGACTTGTTGTGCATTACGCAGCATTACAGAATCTCTATGGAGTGGGCGACGTATTGGATGCATACCAAGATGGTGATGTAGACTTTCACCAGATCGTTGCCGAGATGGCAGAGATACCAAGAGAACAGGCCAAGACAATAAATCTTGGTCTGTTTTATGGTATGGGTAAAAATAAACTACAGGCTGAACTAGGTATTAACAAAGAGAAAGCTGAAGGATTATTTAGACAATATCATTCGCGTGTACCATTTGTAAAACAACTGATGGACAATGTTATGCAACGTGCACAGAGTAGAGGTAGAATAAGAACTTTGCTGGGTAGACTATGTAGATTTCATCTATGGGAGCCAAACCAGTTTGGTATACATAAACCATTACCTCATGATGCAGCGCTCACGGAACACGGACCAGGGATTAAAAGAGCATATACATACAAAGCTTTGAA